TGCCACAAAACAGGAAACTGCTAAAAACATGGTAACTAAAGTACGATTTATGCACGAGAATTTACCTTCTTGGTTAAAAGGAGCCGAGAAACCCTTGGAGAACAACAAGCTTTTACTTAAATTACCAAATGGTTCTCAAGTTAAAGCAGTATCAGCAGCAGGAGATGCCGGTCGTTCAGAAGCCGTTTCTTTGCTTATAATAGATGAGGCCGCGTTCATTGATAGTATACACGAAATATTCGCTTCTGCTCAACAAACATTAGCAACTGGAGGAGGATGTATAGCATTATCTACTCCAAATGGTACTGGAAATTGGTTTCATCAAACTTGGCAAAAAGCAGAAATAGGAGCTAATTCATTTGTTCCTATTAGACTAAAATGGAATGTACATCCTGAACGAGATCAAGTATGGCGTAATCAACAAGATGCCGATCTAGGACTTAGAATGGCTGCTCAAGAGTGTGATTGTGATTTTAATACCTCTGGAGATATAGTATTTGAATCTGACGTAATACAATGGATTGAAGATAACTTAGTTGAACCACTTGAAAAACGAGGAGTAGATGGAAATCTATGGATATGGGAACAACCAGATTATAATAAATCATATTTAGTAACTGCTGACGTTGCTAGAGGGGATGGAAAAGACTATTCAGCATGCCATGTTTTTGATTTAGAAACATCAACGCAAGTAGCTGAATATAAAGGACAAATAGGGACTCGCGATTTTGGGCATTTGTTAGTAGGATTAGCAGCAGAATATAATGATGCTTTATTAGCAATTGAAAATGCAAATGTTGGTTGGGATACTGTACAAACAGCTATTGATAGAGGATATAAAAATCTATATTACTCTCCTAAAACAGAGGCATACACATCAGACCAATGGGCAAGACGCTCAGAAAATTTAGATAGTTTAGTAGCGGGTTTTACAACATCCGTTAAAACTCGTCCTCTAATGATTGAAAAATTTAGAGAATATACTCATGAAAAAGCATGTGTTATTCGTTCTAAGCGTTTATTAGATGAAATGAAAGTATTTATCTGGAAAAATGGTAAAGCTCAAGCTCAAGAAGGATACAATGATGACTCAGTAATGTCTTTTAGTATGGGACTTTATTTAAGAGATACAGCATTAAGATTTAGAAAATCTAATGTAGAATACGATAGAACAAATTTAATGAATATGACTATGGATAGAGGTATAATAAATCCTATTAATGCTGGTGGGAATCAAATATCTAATCCTTGGAAAATACAAGCAGATCACGGTAGTGAAGACATAACGTGGTTATTAAGATAAAAAAATATTTATAAATATGATAGATACATCCTTATTTGGTAGATTAAAACGATTATTTTCAAACGACGTAATCATTAGAAACGTTGGTGGAAGCCAAATACAAGTTATAGACAGTGACCACATCCAAGCAACAGGAACAGTACAAACAAATATGTACCCTGAAAGATATCAACGTATCTATACAGGAGGTTTAGGTACATATGTTGGTAATGCTCCTCATTCTAACTTTACAATACTAAGACCTCAATTATATAATGATTATGAAGTAATGGATGGTGATCCAATTGTTGCTTCTGTATTAGATATTGTTGCTGATGAATCTACACTTAAAAATGGCGCTGGTGAAGTACTAGCTATTAAATCATCAGATGAGAATATACAAAGAATATTATATAATCTATTCTATGATGTACTTAATATAGAATTTAACCTTTGGGGTTGGATTCGTTCAATGTGTAAATATGGAGATTTTTATTTACATCTACATATTGCCGAAAAATATGGGGTGTATCAAGTAGTTCCACTTAATGTTTATAACGTAATTAGAGAAGAAGGGTTAGATCCTAAAAAACCATCATATGTTCAATTCCGAGTTGAACCGAATGCTTCTTACACAGGTATATTAGGTGGGTTAGATAATAAGGATATGGTTTTTGAGAATTATGAAGTAGCTAATTTTAGATTACTTGGAGACTATAATTTTTTACCATACGGAAGATCATACATAGAACCAGCTCGTAAAATATTTAAGCAATTAGCATTGATGGAAGATGCAATGTTAATTCACCGTATTTTAAGAGCACCACAACGCAGAGTTTACTATGTGGATACAGGAAACGTCCCACCAAATGAAATTCCAGCATTTATGGAAAAACTTAAAGGACAAACCCAACGTACTCCTATGGTTGATCCAAAAACAGGTGAATATAATTTACGTTATAATATGATGACCGTAAATGAGGATTTTTATGTACCTGTTAGAGGTGGAAATACATCAACTAAGATTGATACTTTACCTGGTTTAGAATATAACGCAATTGATGATGTTGTTTATTTAAGAGATAAAATGTTATCTGCTATGAAAGTGCCAAAAGCATTTTTAGGATATGAGGCAGATGTTGAAGGTAAATCTACATTAGCACAACAAGATATTCGTTTTGCTCGTACAATTGAACGTATCCAACGTATTGTTGTATCTGAGTTAACTAAAATAGCATTAGTTCATTTATATGCCCAAGGGTATACTGATGAGAACTTAACAAACTTTGAATTAGACTTAACTACTCCATCTATTGTATATGATCAAGAGAGAGTAGCATTAATGAAAGAAAAAGTTGATCTAGCTAAACAAATTATAGATGCTAATTTATTCCCAACAGATTACATTTATGATTATTTATTCCATATGAGTGAAGATAAGTATGATGACATGAGAGATTTAGTTGTTGAAGATAAAAAACGTATGTTTAGATTATCTCAAATTGAAAACGAAGGTAATGACCCTACTACAAGTGGTCAATCTTATGGAACACCACATGATCTTGCCTCACTATATGGTACAGGAAGAAATGACATGGGTATACCACCAGCATATGATGAAACTGCTCCGGTTGGAAGACCACAAGAAAAAACATCTATTTATAATACTCAAAAGCGTATACTAGGTAAAGATCCACTTGGAAAATCTGTAGATATTTCTCCTGATACTCCAAATGCTCCTACTCCTAAAGGTGGTTCTCCTTTAGCCCTTGAAACAACTAAAGCTATATTTGCTCAAAACAAACAAATGCTTAGTGAAATGTTTACAAAAACCAATGTATTTAGTAAAGAAAAAACTAATTCTTCACTGTTAGATGAATCAAATCTTAAAGATTTATAAACAAATACATATTTATAATCAATAAATTAACAGAGTGAAACTAAAGCATAACAAATTTAAAAATACGGGTATTTTATTTGAACTCCTTACCAGGCAGATCACAGCAGATATCATGTCTAATAAAGATTCAGCGGCTGTTGGTATTATTAAGAAATATTTTTCTAAAGGAGAAATTGGAAAAGAATATAAATTATATCAAGTTTTAACTAAAGCTACTTCTTTAAACGAAACTAAAGCTGAAAGTATTATATCTTCTACTGTTAAATTAGCAGAACGTTTAAATCGTACTGCATTACGTAAGGAAAAATATAATCTTATTAAAGAACTTAAACAATATTATGATTTAGAAGAATTTTTTAAAGCAAAAATTCATAATTATAAGGCATATGCCTCTGTTTATAATTTAATTGAAGCTCAAATATCATTAGAATTTATAGACCCATCATTTATTATTGATAATAAAATAACTTTACTTGAATTTTTAACAAAACAAGATATAGATAAAGATAAAGTTGAAAATCAAGTAATGGTTGAATATGCTTCCCAAGATAAAACCACACGTGCTTTAATTTCTAAAATAATGATTGAGAAATTTAATGAAAAATACTCAAATTTAATACCTGAACAACGTGAAGTATTAAGAGTATATATTAATAAAATTTCTAATACTGTTTCTTTAAAAGAATTTATTAATGAAAACCTAGAAAACATTAAAAATTCACTAGAATTACTACAACATAAAGTAGCAGATCAACGAACTAAAATTAAACTTACAGAATTAGCATCTATAATTAAACCTTTAGATAAAAATGAACAAGTTAAAGATGAGGATATACTAAACATCCTCCAGTTTCATGAATTAATACATGAAATTAAAACTTTATGATACCAAATAGCATTAAAAAAATAATAGACGAAATACTTGACAAAGCCCTATCAGAAGATGGTAGTACTAGTACTACTAGCGCGGGTGGTGAGTATACTGGAAAATATTTTGTTGGTAAAGCAGATATTAGTACATATACTAATGACGGGTTTAAAAAAGTAAAACCTGGTATGCCGTCTGATTCTAAAGTATTTGATTATAAGCAATTCCCTTCAACACCAAAACCTAAGTCTACTAAACTTTATAAAGAGGAACAATTAAACGAGATATCTTATCGTCGTTTTAATGAAAATGTTTCTAAAGTAACACCTGAACGTAAAATTACTCGCGCATTAGCTGAAGTAAAAAAACGTGTTAAAGAAATAGAGCAAGTAATCGAATATTCTGCTCGATTAAAAGAAGAAAATACAATAAAAAAAGATACCTTTTGGACATCTAAAGTAGAACAACTTGACAACTTATCTGAAAGACTAAATGAGTTATCTCAGAACGTTAAAAAACTATCAAAATAATGAAAGACGAAACAAAAAGAAACGTATTAAGTAAAGACCAGCTTAAAGAAAAGTTAGACGAATTAGGTGATGAAATTAAATATCGTGTAGAAGAAGCTAAAAAATCTGGTAACAGTGTTGGTGGCGCTCATAAAACTGACATAGGTGAGTTAATGAAGGATTATCGTATGATGAAAGAAGCGTATGGTAGAATATTAAATACTGAAAAAGAATCTTTACAACTTGAAGATATTTTGTCTACATTAGCTGAAGAAAAAGAAGAAGATTCTAAAAAATTAAAAGAAAGAGAAGAAATTCAAGCATCTAGAATAGAGTCATTTGGTGAACTTATTGAATTAGTTACTAAAATTAAATCTGCTTTACCTAAAGCTAAAAAAGAAACTGAAAAATATTATAAAACAAATCCAAAATCATATGCTGTAGTATTTCCTACTGACCAAATGAAAAAAGATTTAGAAGATATATTAGAAAAATTAGTAGGAAAAGATGAAACTGTTGACGAAAACGTTGACGATAATACTGAAGAATAATGAAAAATATAAGCGGACAATACCGAGAACTATTAGAGGGTAAAATGACCCAAGCTCAATTTTTGCGTAATGCAAGAATGATGTTCCCTAACTATGTTACTAATCATAATTCATTTGATGATTCGGTTAAAATTCTAAAAACTAAAGGAATGTTAGTAGAAGGTGATGCTGTTAAAGGAACTCCTGATAAAGAACCAACATATGATTCCCCAACACCCGATGTTAAAACTAAATATAAAAAAGTTGAGCAATCTCCTGAAGTAAGTGAACAAGATGGTATTTATCCTGCTACAACATTAACGGATATTCCTAAAATTAAAACAAATAAAAAAGTTAAAAACGAATCTGATGGTTTAGAACCTATTAAAGACAACGATACTAAAAACGAAATGAAAAAAGTAAAAGTTGTTAAGGAAAATTTTGATAATAATAAAAAACCCATCTCTAAAATAAATACAGCTACAAATTTTGAAGAATGGATTGACGCATTAGATGCTGCTGATACTAAAGAAGTTTTACAAAGTATTTATCATGAATTAGGTAAACCTATTGTTGATATAGCTAAGATAGCTCTTAAAAAAACTGCTGGTTTTATTGGTGGTCAAGATGTTCGAGATGATTTAAATAATAAGGACAGAGTGAATGAAGCCAAAATTTCAAATCTTAGAGAAAAACTAAGACCAGCTATTACAAAGTTAGTTCAAGAAGTATTAGACGAAATGGGTCAAAAATAATATGAGCAAAGAATTATTAATAGAGCGTATTTCTACCATTACATTAACCCCACAGTTACTTCAAGAATCTGTGGCAAAAAATAATGGTCGTCTAATTGTTGAAGGTGTAGTACAACGTGCTGATGCTAAAAACGGTAATGGACGTGTGTATCCTAAAGACACATTAGAACGAGAAATACAAAAATATAAAGATACTTATATTAAAGAAAACAGAGCTCTAGGTGAATTAGACCACCCAGAATCTCCAATTATCAATTTAAAAAATGTATGCCATAATATATTAGAATTATGGTGGCAAGATGATGATGTAATGGGTAAAATTGAAATACTACCTACACCATCAGGAAATATATTAAAAGCATTATTATTAGCAGGTATTACTGTTGGTATTTCATCTCGCGCTATGGGGTCTGTAAAACAAATTGGTGAAACAGTTGAAGTACAAGACGACTTAGATATTGTATGTTGGGATTTTGTTTCAACACCATCAACACAAGGTGCATTTATGGAAATTGTTAACGAAGGGTTAAACCCTAATAATCAACAAGACGATAAATTAACAAAAATAAACGAATTAATAACAGATATTCTTTGTAATAGAGCAGGATTTTGTTCTTGTGATTTACCAAATATTAAATAATAATGGAAGAATTAGCATCAATTTTATTTCACTCTAGAACTCAAACACATGTATTCCATTTAGGAGTAAGTGGAGCTGGAGCATATGCTGCACACGTAGCACTTCAAGGTTATTATGAAGAAATAGTAGGCTTAACTGATGGTTTAGTTGAATCATACCAAGGAAAAAATGGATTAATTGAATTTAAACCTGTAGCTGGTCTAGATAATAACTGTGATACAAGAAACATAATTGCTTATTTTGATAAATTATGTGCTATTATTAAAACATTAAGACAATCTCCGGATTTAGCTTGTAGCTACATTCAAAATCAAATAGATACAGTTGAAGAATTAATTTATTCAACTAAATATAAACTAGTAAATTTACAATAA